ATAGGCAAACTCGGCAGCGGCTTCATGAAACGGACGGCCCACGTTCATATCCACTTCAATATCAGCCAACACCCACGGCAGCACCTTGGCTGCGAAGTAGTCGCGCATCGTCATCTCTGTATCTAAATCAATCATGTTGTGCTCCAAAAGTAAAATAATACAGCCATCCCTGTGGCAAACACGCCAAGCAGGAACAGCAAGTTAAAAAACCCATCAACCACTACAGACCATAGGGTGAAGTCGTCGTTGTCATTGTCCATTATTTCCCCAATGCTTCAGTTAGTTTTGCGTGCAGTGTGATTGCTTCGCGTATGGTGAGTGTGTCGATCAGCGCGTCAATATCCAACGCCTTACGCAGTATATATTTCGGTGGCTCAGTCGCAGTCTGCGTCTCCAGCGCGGCAATGCCCTGCTTGATGGGCTGCTTTTTCTTAGCTGCCTTGTAGTTGCTTTTGATTGGCGTGTATGCCGACACTATGGCCGTCAGATGCCCGTTCATGGACATCTGTACCAGCCCTTGCTTAACCATTGCCGATATGAGCGATGATGTTGACGATGGCTTATATCCTGCAAGCGCAAGCGCACCCACCACAGTTTTCTTTGTCAGGTGCGGGTTGTCGCAGATGTACTCGAACGTCCCTTTCGCTACGCCCCCAGCTTCTTCTGCCGTGCGTATGGGTATCGGCTTTACAACCTTTGGCTCCCACTCATTCAATGCTTTTGCTAGTGCGGATTTAATGCTGTTCATAGCCATGCTCCTATCTTTTTGTTAATGAAACTTATGATCTTCTGCATGTCGCTTCGCTCACCCAACAAGGCACGCTGAAGCAACCGCGCATCGTCATCCATTGCTGGCGTGCGTGGGTGTGGCACATAACGTATGCCGATCTTTATCCTGCCCGTGTTGTAGGGCACTAGTTTATTGTTCATTTATTTCTCCTGATTAAAAGTGTACTCCAGATTGCGCTGGAGTGTCTAGTGCTGGACAACTATTTTTTAATAATCGTCCATCCCATTGCCTTAATCACCTTCTTTATACTCGGATCAGGCATAAGACCCTTCGCTATATGCACCTCCTTCTTGCTCTTGTATATCGTTACGATCGTGAGGCTGCGCGGTATCATCCACGTACCCCCATCGTTCATGGTTTCAAACAGGCGTTGTGTCCATGCAACTGAGTTCTTCATACCCTCTGCTGTGTCTATGTCGTAGTTCATTCATCTTCTCCTGTTAATGCTTCAATGTTGCGGCGTGTTTGCGCCTCTTGCTCTAACGCTTCTTTAATGCGGTTTCTTATAGGCGCTTTACGTTTTGCGTAATCGCCTGCGTTGTAGCTGGGTTTTAATGTCCCTGCGGCTTTTGCTTTATCTCTCCACTCTTTATGTTTAGCATTTTTGTTAGCTATTACTTCTGGTTTTTTGCTATATGTTTTTACGTATTCTTTTTGATACTCCTTGTTTTTTTCCGTTGCTCGGTATAGCTTTCGCATAGCCTTGTGCTTAGGTGTTTGACTATATGCTTTTTGCATCAGCGCAATTTTTTCTGGGTTTCTTGCAACATACCGTGCGTGTGTTTCTCTATTTTCTTTAAGATAGCATTCATGGCATTTAGACTGCAAAATACTTCCCGATCTTGTGAGTCGGTACTCACTATCCTCTTTTGTTTCCCCGCATTTGCTACAGGTTTTCATTTACTTCTCCTAAGAATTCCTCGTGAGACGGCACGAGGATGACCGTTCCTTCTCTTACTCTGCGTACGCAGCATCAAACAGTGTAGCCAACACCGAGTCAACATCGTACTTACCCACCATATCCATAGCTGCCGATATGGCATCGTCGGTTATCCGCTTGCGGTCGATCAGCTTGATAGCCAAGTCCCTGTCTTCAGGGTACACACTCTCAGCAATCAGTTCAACGAGGTTGGTCTTGAACCCCTGCTCCGCATCAAGCAGACACTCAAGCAGGTACTCGTCGTCGTCAAGCGTATCTAACTTGTCCTCATCGAACATTGTCTCCGTGCCCTTGGGGATGTTAGGCGCTGTCTTCCACCACGATGTGTGACAGAAGTCGTAGCTGTCCGTAATAGGTTCAGGCTCCACAAACGTAGGGTCACGCTCGGTAGGCAGTCCATCCCAATCAATCGCTATCACCGCAGCCGCAAGCCTGTCGAAGTGCTCAATGTCCAACTCCTCACGCTCACTGTGCTCATGGTCGTAGCCACATGAGATATTCGTGCACTCGGGGATGATGTCAACGAACTCGGCTGTGTCCGTATACACGCCCGTATCATCAGGTGAGTACATGAATGCATCACAACTTGAATTAAACGCATCAGCCAGCCCTTGCGCAAAATCATCAGAGCAGCACCTACCCCACCCCTGATGGGAGATAACGCTGTCTGTGCCCCGCCTGTCGAACGCTATGGCCCTATTGAACTCAGCCAGTAGCTGTGGATACTCCCGCGCCAGATGCTTGGCACCAATACCCCCGACCTCCTCGCCTTGCGTGAACACATAGTACCCCGGCACACCAGCGTGCAGCAGGTGCATGAGCAGCGCACATCCCACGCCATCATCAGCACCCAGCGCAGCCCCGTCCGCATACCACATCGTCTTGGTCTTGCGAATCTTGTTGGCCCCTGTTTTGCGGTGCACCGTATCGACGTGTGCTACGAACAGTGTCTTGTGATCGCTGTGCGTACGATTGTCAACGTGCAAGTTACCCGCCACGTCGAGCCACACCCCGGCATACAGGTGAGCAGGCAAGTGGTCATACAGCCACTCGGTGAATACCAACACGGCCATCGTGTTGTGTGGGCGCATCATTGAGAGCGCACGGTTAAGCGTCTTGTAAAGCATTGTGTGTTTCTTATTCATTTGTTTCTTTCGTTAATTGTTCAATAGCTGTCATGCCTGTATCGACGGGAGTCCACACCGTTTTGGTGTCCTCCTCGTCATCCTCCATCTCATACTCATCGGCATGGTCCTCGTGGATCGTCTTGCCGCACTTGGTCGTCACGCTGTCGCAGTCGCTGTTCGCATAGTAGTCATGGCTGTGCTCACACTGCCAAGCCTCGTCCGTCAAGCACCACTCCCCATTCTCTAGCTCTACGCAGTCCTCACGCATCTCGTACTCACCATCGACGGTGTGGCAGATGTCATCGCTGTCTACCCTGTGCCATTCGTGATTGCTCTCAATGCACACCGCATTATCCTGATGGCAGTACTCCCCATTCTCTAGCTCTACGATGTCATTGTCGGACAGGTACTGATCGTGATAATACTCGCCGTCAACCTCAATCATGTCGTCGTCATTTACCACATACTGATTACCTCGCCGTCCATAAACATAGGTGTAATGATCGTGCCTGCAACAATCACAGATACGCACATCCTCATGCGCCCCTGCCCAATGCCCATCACCATCCCGGATGTTGGCACCGCAGTCCTCACAACTCTCACAATTAACCTCATCGGCTGAACCGTCCGTGTTGTCGCACTTGTAATTAGCCTCGCCCTCGTCATCCGTGACACGGAAGTAATTGCCACAGTCAATGACATACTTTTCAGCACCGTCCAGATACGGAGCCACGAACCCATTGTCATTGCGTGCACCTAGCTTGAGTAGCTTGTACCCACTCCAGCCTGATGCCTTGCTGTAGCCCTCCTCTTGCAGCCACGCATTGAGACGCTCATCAGAGTCCGAATAGCCACTGCCCTCACGTCCCCGGTATGTGCGGACATACTGCTCATCGTTGAGCAACGCACGCCCCGTGTACTTACCACCCTCCATCGTGCATGCCATGTGCCAGCCAAACTTCGGGTCATACACCTCATACGGATGCTTGTCGTACAGGTACGCGAACCCCTCCTCATCCCCAGACATGCACGAGCTAGGCCCGTTGACGATGATATCTAGCATCTCCTCCATCGTTCGCACGATCTTGAACGTAGCCTCCACGTATAGAGCCGCGATGTTGCGTATCTGATCTGAGCGCAGCCTGCTGAAGTGCCGTGTCAGGTACTTGGACACAGATGTCACGGTCTGACGATCCGCTTCACCATGCTCCTCCGTGCGGGTGTAGGCAACCTTGTGATTACCCTCCTTGCTGTCGTGCGGCCACTCCAACACCAACTCCTGCCAGTTGTCAGGCTTCTCCAATGAGATAGCCCGGTACACCGCATCGTGCATACGCCCCTCGCTGAACTGCTCACGACGATGCCAGCTACGGCTGTGCAACAGGATGTGCGCTAACTCCCTCATCCAGTTATGGATTAGGTTGTGCGATTTTGTACTCGTCCACATTTCGTTACTCATTTTTAATTCTCCTACTTGCTAGTGTGATCTGAGACGGCAGATCACTAACCGTTTTGTGTGTCACCGTGACACACTTAATCCCAAGGCAAGGTGTCACGACTCCCGCTGTAATTTCCATAGTCGTAGTTGGTCATCACCAACGTCTCAATGGCGTACTTATCCAGCCTATCTCCCCGAAGGAAGTCGCCCAACATGACACGCCCGTTGATGTACCTGCTCAAGTCAGAGAAAGCAATCCAGCTTTGCATCCGACCTAAATCGGACATGTCACCCGTCAACTCAGCGCTGTTGTCCCTCACCTCGGCAACCATGCGCTGCCCATCGGCTTCGTACTGCCGACCTGTGTTCCATTGATGTTTCATTTCGCTTCTCCTTCAAGTCGTGCAATACCCATTTCAATGTCATCCATCACCTGCACCAGCACATTCTTGCGGTTGCCTTTGTAGCCCATGCTTCGCAGCATGGACAGTGCGCTAGGTGCTCGGCTCCTGCTCATCCCGTTTATCTCCAGCTTGAGCATCGTGCGCAGCGTGCACAGCCTGAACAGTTCTATCTCTGCTGGTGTAGTAATCATGCTCATTTCATTCTCCTCATTGGTTGTGCTTTCATCTTCTCCAACTCCCACGTCACGGCCATACGCTCGGCTGTATCCTGCGCCTTGCGCTTGCGCTCGGCTGTCACGTGGCGGTTCATGAACTCATCCCGAAGGATGCGAAGCGCAGCCATTTCAGTGGCCTTGATCGTCATGGTTTTGTACTTCATCACAGTCCTCCAGTGGAATGGATAACCTGCTGCCCGTCCTTCTCGGCCAACATCACTGTGACCTCGTATGACTTGCGGGTTTTGAATATGGCCGCAGCTTTTTGCTGTGCCTCATAACTTGAGGTCGCATGGACCTCGATCTGCTTGCCTCGGTAAAAAGCGATATAACCGTTCATCTTCTTCTCCTACTTGCTAGTGCAGCCTGAGACGGCAGACTGCTAACCGTTTTGTGTGTCACGGTGACACACTTATTTTTTACTACGCTCTTCTTCGTAGTCGTAGTCACTGCACCCTTCCGAGGGCCAATCGCCACTACTTACATCACCATAGTGGTAGTGTCCACAGTGGTAGCAGTACTCTTCACCATCGTCTTCAGTTTCTTCGTCCATGTCAGTCTCCGATCATGTTGAGTGCGTCTTGCGCTATCTTGCGCCACGCCCCCTGATTGATGATGGGCAGTCCATCCCAGTCCTTCGCGTCCAGTTGCTGGACGGCGTACTGGCATATCGCCTCCAGCACGAACGCTTCATTTAGAACACCGGACTCCATGAACCGTTTGACCAATGTGGTCTTGTTTACTTTTGCTTTACGCATATCAATCTCCTACTTGCTAGTGTGACCTGAGACGGCAGGTCACGAACCGTTTTAAAAGTGTGTCACCCTATCTTCGGGTAAACCCTGTGTCACCGTGACACACTTTATTCTTTTGGTAGCCGTAGCTTCTCCAGCGCAGCCATGTGCTTGACTTTCCATTCCTGCATGGCTGTGCGCCTGACCTGTGCGTACTTACGCACGTTGGCCCGGTTCTTGTCCCGTATCGCCTCCTCTCGCGCCAGTATCAGCGTGTCCCGCAGCGCAAGGTTCTCAGGCGTGGGGTTGAGCATGGCGGCTTTGTCTGCCGCCCTCAACTTGTCCCTGATCTGCTCAATGACCGTTCCCGGTGGCTTAAGTGTGTCACTGGGACACACTTTTCTTTTCTTGGTGGTCACGGCAAATACGGTATCGGGAAATAGCGCCAGTGGTCGTACCTCACCCAACCCATCGAACGCTATATGGAAGCGGCGTTTGATTTCTTCAGGCAACCAATCTGCCCAATGCCGCCCTCCGTTGGGTATATTCTTCTCCTTGGCTAGTTGCATCGGTGTCTTGCCTGCCGTGTCCCGGTGATAGCGCAGCTTGTCCAGAAGTTTTTCCAGCAGGGCTACGTATGCGCGGTATGCGTCCAGCCGTTCCTGCGCCTCGCCCGTCTCTGCCTCGTAAGGCGTACCCCGTGCGTTATCCATCACCTGCTTGGCACGCCTAACCCGTGCCAGCGGTGTGTTCAAGGCAATCTCCAACTGCCTGATCATCGCCGTCCATAGCGTAGCGTGTGAGTCCTTTGTTATGCGCTCTACGCGCAGCGCCTCACGCTCGGCAAGGATGCGTTCCTTCTCGGATATGCGTAGGTCAGGGCTGTTGGGGTACAGCTTGAGGAGTGCATTGTGCACCGCATTCGGAGACAGCTTCGTCCAATTTATCATTTTAGTTCCTCGTGGTGCATAGCGTAGTTGTTTCATGTGTATACCGTAGGTGTGTTTTTTAAGCGTGTCACCGTGACACACTTTCCACCAAGATTATACACTTAACGACACCTACGCTATACACTTTGTTCACCTTACACCCTAATCTGGTACTTAAATACCACTACTAAAGATTGCTGCCTAACATTTTCGCCACCTGTTGGGCCGCATGCACGCTAGGTTTGCGGGGTACTGTACCAAAGTATCCACTGTTTTCGGAGGTATTAAAGCACCCCCCCATATAGAGGTGTGTATAGTGTGTACCATACTTACAGGCCCATGTGTATAGCTATATATGCCTTTATTATTATACTTTTCTTTTATATGTATATATATAGGGCTGTTTTGGTACAGTTTGCGCTGAACCCGCATGGATACTGGGTTTGCGCTAGTACGCACACTAGTACACGCACCTACGTCTGGGGCCGACTTTTTTTGGGCCAAATCTATGCATTTTATGCATAACGTGTCACAGTGACACACTTTTGTCGTCGTAGTGCAGCCTCGCGTAGCGTGCCATTGCCTTGAGTGCCACCTTGCGTGGCATCGTGTACTGCTTCGCTATCCCACGGGCGACAGCCGCCAGCACAATGGGTGGGCAGTACGTGAGCAGGTGATGGTGCTCATGGATGATGCGGGTAGCATCGCGTTTGTTTTGGCGTTGTTGCTTCATTGGGTGAGCCTCAGTTAGACGTTGCCAAGAGGAACAATTCACGCAGTGTCATGTCCGACTCCCAAGCCAAGGAACCCCATGCGGACAGCATGAAGCCGCTGGCGGGTTGATAGCTGCGCAGGAAGCCCCGGCGAAGGCAGATAAACAAAAGTAATGAACGCATAATGATTCTCCTAGGCGCATAGATGAAACCTATCGACGCGACTTTGCGATAGGGAATAGCCAAAGGCTATGGGATTGCGGATTCGATAGACAGGAAACGAAACCCCGGCCAAGCCCCGCTATCAGGACTCGCCGGGAAACTGTGTCACCGTGACACAGAATCAGAATGCTGCCTTCGCAGCTTTCTTGTCACCGCCAAAGGCCAGCAACAGGGCAGCGATAGCAGCCTTCTGTGCCTTGGTCAACACTACCTCGACGTGCTTGCTCACGGTCGCCTCGCGCCGGGTTGTACCCACCAGATTGTGGTTGATGTCTCGCAGCACATTCCGAGCACTCGCAGCGCCTTCGCCTACGAACACCAAGCGGCCCGAACCCTGCTCCTTCAACTCAGCGTCAGCAACCCGTGTGACGATCCAAGCCATGATGTCTGGGCGTGCACTCTCGACGGTAGGATACCCTGCGTCGATCACGGCTTGCACCAGTGAGACGCGTGCAGATACGAAGGCATTGAGGGCGATAAACAACTTTGCTTTGTTCATGATGAACTCCATTTGTGTGTCACAGTGACACAGTATCTTATGAAGGGACAGCCCCCTCACTTCGATAACTCTATTTGAACAAATGGGGGTATATCGGACACCCCACCGTGGGGGTATGCACCACTTATGACGAGGCAATGGCATGCCGCCATAAACACTGTTTCGTAGCCGCACAGAGCATTTTGTAAAACATTAGACAAATTCAGCCAACCCCGCTATAAAAAATATAGCAAATACCGTTATGGGAATCCCCATATCCCAAACCCACCCCCCTTTCTGTAGAAAGGATCGGCCTAAAAAATTTCTAAAAAAAACCCCCGGATAGGCCGGGGGTGAAGCCACGCGGGGTGGCAGTAGGAGAAGCAAATGAACAAAAGCGTTGTGAATTTGGCTGAAAGCCAAAGTTCAACAACGTGCGTTGCACAGTTACCGCTGTGGAGTGTATACTTAAACGAACGAGGCTTCAAGGGCTTACGCATGCTAGACCATTTAATAGATTTTGATCCCGAGGTGTTACCCAACACCCCCAACGCCATACTGAGTGCTGATAAAGCAAGCACAGTAGACACGCTTGATGCAAAAGTACAGACATCAAACTGGCTGTCACGCCTTGGTGCGGTAGACACAACCGCTATCGTCAAACCCCTAGAGACAAAGGCCGCGCAAGAAGCGTTCGCCAACATCGTCTCTGCAGCCCCCGAAGAAATAACCCACTTAGCGCTGGCCAACGTCAAAACGCCTGCGGCCGTACAGCATTTAGTAAGCATGTTGACGGCTTACGACTGGGAATTTGTCAATCAGGCAAAGGAACTCAGGGGCTATGTGGTATCTAAACTCGTAGAAGAAACCCAAAGCACCAACGCCAATATCAGACTGAAGGCACTAGGGTTGCTGGGTAAGGTTACAGAGGTTGGCTTGTTCACCGACAAGATTGAAGTCAAGAAGCAAGAGTTGACGGATAGCGAACTCGACAAGCGCATCAAGGAGAAGTTGAATCGGTTCATGCAAGTGGTTGATGTGACTGACATTTCCAACACCAGTGCCACACATGAATCTTGAAAAGTTCTCCACACTAAGTAGAAAAGAGCTTGAGGCGCTGATGCAGGCGCTACCCACCATGTCGGTAAAAGACAAGATGGAGTTGTTTGAGGATTTGGAAGTGCGCGAACGCCGCGCTAGTCTTTCAGCCGCCAAGACCAGCTTGCTTGGGTTTGCCAACGCCGTCTACCCCGGCTTCAAGATTGGACCGCAGCACCGGAAGCTGGCAAAGATATTCCAAGACGTGCTTGATGGCAACAAGAAGCGGGTCATCATCAACATCGCCCCTCGTATGGGCAAGTCCGAGTTCAGCAGCTACCTGTTCCCTGCTTATTTTTTAGGCAGGTTCCCAGAAAAGAAGATCATCATGGCCACGCACACGGCGGGTCTGTCGGAAGATTTTGGGCGGCGGGTTCGTAACTTGATTGATTCAGAGGAGTACCATGACATCTATCCTGACACACGTGTGGCAGCAGACCAGAAAGCTGCAGGCAAGTGGTCCACTGCTGCAGGCGGTCAATACTACGCTGCGGGTGTCGGAGGAGCACTGGCAGGTCGCGGTGCCGACTTGTTTGTGGTTGACGACCCACATTCAGAGCAGGATGTAAAGATCAACAGCCGACTTGCGTTCGACACGGCATGGTCGTGGTTCCAGACCGGGCCACTGCAGCGGCTGATGCCGGGTGGGGCGATTATCATCGTTATGACTCGCTGGTCACTTCTTGACCTTACTGGTCGCTTACTAACCTACCAGACCAAGAACCCCGACTCCTTGCCGTGGGAGATTGTCGAGTTGCCAGCCATTCTGAACGAGGACACGGAGGACGAGAAGTCCCTGTGGCCCGAGCAGTGGCCCCTTGAGACGCTCAAGGCCACCAAGGCCAGTATTGAGCCACGGTATTGGAACGCGCAGTACATGCAGCAGCCGACGAGCGAGAACTCAGCGCTGGTGTCGCGCAAGCACTGGCGGGTATGGGCCAGTGACATACCACCGAAATGCGACTATATTCTGCAGAGTTGGGACACCGCCCACGAGGTTAAGACCACATCCGACTACAGTGCATGCACGACATGGGGTGTCTTCTACAATGAGGAGGAAGGCGACTCACCGCAGTTAATCCTGCTCGACGCATTCAAAGACCGCATGACCTTCCCTGAGTTGAAGCAAGTGGCCCTGAAGCACTGGAAGGATTGGGAGCCTGATGCGTTTATTGTGGAGAAGAAAGCGGCGGGTGCGCCCCTGATCCAAGAGCTACGCAACATGGGGATTCCCGTACAGGAGTTCAGCCCAAGCAGGGGCAATGACAAAATGGTGCGGCTGAATGCCGTAGCAGACCTGTTCACATCAGGTAAGGTCTGGGCACCGGACACGCGCTGGGCGCGTGAAGTGATTGAAGAAATAGCAGCTTTCCCTGTGGGAGAGAACGACGACTACGTAGATACAACGACACAAGCACTGCTACGCTATCGCCAAGGTGGGTTTATTTCGTTAGACTCGGATGAGCAGGACGACCCCTATCGGATGGCACGCAGACCCACAGCATACTATTAAGGACATCAAATGGCTACCAATGTTGACAAGAGCTTGTACCAAGCACCAAAAGGCATGGAAGAGCTTGCCCAAGACGAAGAACCTATTGAGATTGAGATTGTTGACCCTGAAGAGGTGCACATCAAGGCAGGCCCATTGGAGATTGACATTGAGCCTGCTGAAGACGAGGATTTTGGCAAAAACTTGGCCGAAGACATCTCAGACAGTGCCCTTAGTAAACTTGCCAGCGAGTTATCCAGCGACATTGATAACGACCGCAACAGCCGCAAGGACTGGGAAAAGACGTACACCGAGGGCTTAAAGCTGCTTGGTTTGAACTACGAAGAGCGCACAGAGCCTTGGAATGGTGCGTCTGGCGTGTTCCACCCGATGATTACAGAGGCAGTGGTGCGCTTCCAGAGCGAAACGATCACCGAAATGTTCCCGGCCGCAGGCCCGGTGCGGACCAAGATTGTGGGCAAAGAGACCCCTGAGAAGCTGCAAGCAGCGGTGCGTGTTGAAGCGGACATGAACTACGAGTTGACAGAAGTCATGCGCGAGTTCCGACCAGAGCAAGAACGCATGTTGTGGAGCCTCCCCGCCACAGGCTCGGCTTTCAAGAAAGTCTACTTTGACCCTAGCCTTGGGCGGCAGGTGTCCATGTTCATCCCCGCAGAAGACATCATCCTCCCCTACGGGACTACGGATATGGATAGCTGCTACCGCATCACCCATGAGATGCGCAAGACGGAGAACGAGATTATCAAGCTGCAGAAGGCAGGGTTTTACTTGGACGTGGATTTGGATAACCCAACCAAGCAGACTACAGAAATTCAGAAAGCTAAGGACAAAGAGACAGGCTTTAGTGACATCAACGACGACAGGTACACAATGTACGAAGTGCACGTTGACCTAGACATCGACGGCTATAACGACGAAGAAGACGGTGAAGAGACAGGCATTGCGCTGCCATATGTTGTAACCATGCTTAAGGGAAGCAACCAAGTTCTGGCAATTCGTCGGAACTGGTTGGAAGAAGATGAACTCAAACAAAAGCGCCAACACTTTGTCCACTACCAATACATCCCCGGCTTTGGAGCGTACGGCTTCGGACTCTTCCACCTCATCGGTGGGTTTGCGAAATCGGCTACCAGTATTATGCGACAGCTTGTGGACGCAGGCACACTTTCCAACCTCCCCGGTGGTCTCAAATCCCGTGGACTTAGGATTAAGGGCGACGACACACCCATTGCCCCGGGCGAGTTCCGAGACGTAGACATTGGTTCAGGGGCGCTGCGGGACAACATCCTACCGCTGCCGTACAAAGAGCCATCACAGGTGCTGTACACGCTGCTGGGTAACATCGTTGAAGAAGGTCGTCGCTTTGCGTCCGCAGGTGATATGAAGGTCAGCGACATGTCGGCGCAGGCTCCGGTCGGCACCACACTGGCCTTGCTGGAACGCCAGTTGAAAGTTATGTCGGCCGTACAAGCCCGGTTGCACTACAGCTTCAAGCAGGAGTTGCGCCTACTGGCCATTATCATCCGTGACTACACGGATGATGACTATGACTACGAACCAGACTCGGGCGACTCAAGCGCCAAGAAAACAGACTACGACCACGTTGATGTGATCCCGGTCAGCGACCCCAATGCGGCCACCATGAGCCAGCGCGTGGTCCAGTATCAGGCGGTCATGCAGATGGCGCAGTCAGCACCGGACATTTACAACATGCCCCAGTTGCACCGCAACATGCTTGAGATTCTAGGCATTAAGAATGCGGACAAGCTTGTACCGTTGCCAGATGACCAGAAGCCGTGCGACCCGGTGACGGAGAACATGAATATGCTTAAGGGGGAGCCTGTCAAAGCGTTCCTTTACCAAGACCACAAAGCACACGCACAAGTACACATGTCGATGTTGCAAGACCCTATGGTCATGCAAGCGATCGGGCAGAACCCCAAGTTCCCCATGATCCAAGCTGCGCTCATGGCGCACGTGGCTGAGCACACAGGGTTCCAGTACCGCAAGCAGATCGAAGAGCAGTTGGGTATGCCGCTTCCTCCCGAAGATGAGAAGCTACCACAGCCGATTGAGCAAGCGCTGTCTGGAATGATGGCGCAAGCTGCGCAGCAGGCGTTGCAGAAGAACCAACAAGAAGCGGCTCAGCAGCAGGCACAACAGCAGGCGCAAGACCCCATGCTAAAACTGCAGCAGCAAGAGTTGCAATTGAAACAAAGTGAGTTGCAATTGAAACAAGGCCACTTACAGCTTGAACAACAGATTGCCCAAGCCAACCAGCAGTACAAAGACAAACAACTGGCAATGGAAGCGGCTGCAAAATCAGATACGAACAAGATAAAGATGGCAGAGCTTCAGGCAGATATGCAATTGAAAGGCACGCAGATCGGTGCCAAGATCAATGAAAGCAAGCAAAAGCAGACCTTTGAACAAGAACACGCAGGTATAAAAATTGGTGCACAGATGGCTAAAGACAAGCGGCAGCAGTCGCTTGAGGCAATAAGTGCACTAGAGAAGCCTGAAAATAAAGGAACCACTAAGTGATTACCCAATTCGCAGACGTATTGCGCAAAAAAATACGTGAAGACATGAACAACTATGCGGACGACTTGGCTGGTGGGGCCTGTCGTTCTTTTGACGAGTACCAAAAACTTTGCGGGGTTATTCAGGGCCTAGCCTACGCAGAGTCACACCTAATGGCCCTGCTAAAGAAAGTTGAAACCTCCGATGAGTGAAATACTACTACCACCCGGCATTATTTTGCCAAAAGCTATTCAGCCGTATGAAAAACCGAATGAAGCAGCTAGTGACGAAGAAAAAGCGACACAACTACCCGATCCAGTAGGGTACAAGTTGCTTTGTATTGTCCCAGAAGTGTCAGACAAGATTGAAGGTACGGACTTGGTTAAGCCTTGGGCCACCATGAACCGAGAGGAGCAAACCACTACGGTGCTGTTCGTACTGAAAGTTGGACCTGATGCATACGGGGACAAAAACAAGTTCCCAAGTGGACCGTGGTGCAAAGCCGGGGACTTCATTACAGTGCGTACCTACACAGGCACACGCTTAAAAATGTACGGTAAAGAACTGCGCGTCATTAATGACGATCAGGTGGATGCCGTAGTCCAAGACCCTCGTGGTATTACAAACGCATAGGAGCTATCATGCCAGAAGCATTTAAATTTCCCCATGAAACAGACGATGACACCATCGAAGTAGACATCACAGACGATGGTATTGAGGTTGAAATCGTTGATGACACCCCTGAACGAGACAAAGGCCGCAAGCCTCTCGACAAAGAAGTAGTTGACCCCACCGACGAAGAAATTGAGTCGTACTCTGCCAATGTGCAGAAGCGCATCAAGGACTTGACCCATGCCCGTCACGACGAGCGCCGGGTCAAAGAGTCAACAATGCGTGAGAAGCAGGAGTTAGAGACTTTTACCGCCCATTTGCTGGATGAGAACAAGCAACTCCGTGGTTTTGTTGATCAAGGCACTAAGCATGTGGCGGCTAATACCCTCTCATCGGCTGAAAACGAAGTAGCGCAGGCTCGTCGTCAGTTCAAAGAAGCGCAAGAGGCTTTTGACACGGATGCCATCATTGCAGCACAGGAAGCAATGACGGATGCCAAATTTAAATTGGAGGCTGCAAAGAATTTTCGATACGTTCCTTTACAAGCCGAAGAAAATCAGGTACAAACGAGACAACCAGCACCCCAAAAGGTGCAACCCGACGAAAAGTCGCTGCGCTGGCAGGCAAAAAACCAGTGGTTCGGGTCAGAAGGGTTTGAAGACGTTACCAGCTACTCACTAGGGCTGCATCAAAAGCTAGTAAATTCGGGTGTTGACCCGCAAAGTGATGAATATTACGAGCAAATTAATACTCGCGTAAGAGGTAAGTTTCCTGAAGTGTTTGGAAATGGTCGGAATGAAGGCACCAAGCGTCCTGTATCGGTGGTCGCTCCTGCGACACGTTCGTCAGGAGTTAGAAAGGTTCAACTTACGACATCAGCGGTAGCGCTGGCTAAGAAGTTTGGAATGACCCCGCAGCAGTATGCTGCTCAAGTAGCAAAATTGGAGGCTTAATATGGCTGATTCTCGTACAACTCGTGATCTTACTGCACGCGATAAAAATGCTCGCGCTGTTTACGTCCCTTCAAGCAATTTGCCTGATCCGACCCCTGAACCCGGATATACATACCGCTGGATCGGTACACATGTCTTGGGACAGAGTGACCCTACTAACGTGTCTCGTAAGTTACGCGATGGTTGGGTTCCGGTGAAAGCAATAGACCATGAAGAGCTTATGCTAGTTGGTAATGAGAAGACGGGCAACGTCGAAGTTGGTGGGCTGATGCTATGCAAAATGCCTACTGAAAGAGCACAAGCCATTTCTGATTATTACAACAACGCAGCACAAACCAACATGGAGTCTGTGGACAATAATTTTATGCGCCAACAAGACCCACGCATGGCGACTTTGTTTTCTGAGAGGAAATCAACGTCAACTCGCGGGAATTTTGGTTCCGGTTCTAAATAATTGGAGGTTTATATATGGCTTACCCCATTGTTGACGCCCCTTACGGGCTAAAACCGATCAATCTGATCGGTGGGCAAGTATTCGCAGGTAGTACCCGCGAATATGCGATCCCTTACGACTACACAACCGCCATGTTTTATGGTGACTTTGTTTCTTTGAATCGCGGAGGCGTTAACCGCCGTGCCGTGACCACGGGAACTGTTGGCACTGTAACGGGTATCTTTTTGGGTTGTTCTTACACTAACCCTGTGACGAAACAGAAAACGTTTTCGCAATTCTGGCCCGGTTCGCTGGCTGCTGGTGATGGCGTAGCTATTATCTGTGACGATCCTGATACGGTGTTTAAAGTCGCTGTTTGTTCTGCCACGACAGTCATTGCTTCGATTAGTGAAGCCATGATTGGTCAAAACGCTGCGATGATTAACAACGCTGCGGGTAATGTGAACACAGGTAACTCGACTAATGCGCTGCAAGCTAACTCGGGTAATGGTGCTCCTGCAACGACTGCAGCACTGCCTATGCGTGTTGTGGGTGTGGTTGGCGAAACGGCACAGGTTTCCAGCGTTCTCGCTTCCGCTGCTTCTTCGACTGTTACCATTAACTGCGCAGCCTTGCCAGTAGCGTTGACAATCGGTACAGACGTATCCTTTGTTGCTGCTAACGGTCAAAATGTTGCTACGGGTTCGTATGTTTCTGTCGCCGCCGCTGTGGGAGCTACAACCGTCACTATCAACCAAACTATCCTTAGTTCGACTGCTGGTGCTGAAATTCCGTCTGGCGCTACTATTGTGTTTACACAATATACCGAGGCACTGGTTAAGATTAACTTTGGTCAGCACCAGTATTACGCTGGCTTGGCTATTGCATAAGGAGCTAAATCATGGCTGTCTCACGCGCACAACTACTTAAAGAGCTACTCCCCGGACTGAATGGTCTGTTTGGTCTGGAGTACGCACGCTACGGCGAAGAGCACAAGGAAATCTATGTGGTGGAAACCTCAGAGCGTTCCTTTGAAGAAGAAACCAAACTGGCAGGCTTCGGTGCTGCACCAGTGAAGAACGAGGGTTCTGCCATTGCTTATGACAATGCGCAAGAAGCGTTCACCGCTAGGTACAACCACGAAACCATCGCTTTGGGCTTCGCAATCACGGAAGAAGCAATGGAAGATAACTTGTACGACTCACTGTCGGCTCGTTACACCAAAGGTCTCGCCCGTGCTATGGCCTACACCAAGCAGGTTAAAGCTGCTGCTGTACTGAACAACGGCTTTTCTTCCGGGTACACTGGTGGTGATGGCGTATCGTTGTTCTCTACTGCACACCCCTTGGTTAGTGGTGGCACCAACTCCAATCGTCCTTCCACAGCCGCTGACTTGAACGAGACTTCCTTGGAAGCTGCGGTCATTCAGATTGCTTTGTGGACCGATGAAAAGGGTCTGTTGATCGCTGCTAAGCCTAAGAAGCTGATTATCCCAACGGCTCTGATGTTCGTTGCTACTCGTTTGCTGGATACCAACCTCCGTGTTGGCACTACAGATAACGACATCAACGCCCTGAAGAACAACGGTTCCATCCCTGAAGGCTACTGTGTTAATCACTACTTGACCGACACAAACGGTTGGTATTTGACTACTGACGTGCCTGATGGTCTGAAACACTTTGTACGTGTGGCTTTGGACACAAAAATGGATGGCGATTTCGATACTGGTAACGTCCGTTACAAGGCTCGTGAGCGTTATTCGTTCGGCTGGTCTGATCCATTGGGAATCTTTGGTTCACCCGGTTCGTCTTAAAGTGAGTTAGGGTTGGGGGTTCCCGGCCGCTTACTGAAAAGGCTCCTTCGGGAGCCTTTTTTATTGCACACAACAAAAATAAGTGTTATATTGACAGCACTCCGGGCTTTCCGGTGCATCGAACTGTCCCGGCAGACGACATACCGATTGGTGCACTTCACTTGTATGTAAGGAAGATATCATGGGATTCGCAACACACCTTGGCCCTTGGCTGCTCGGCACTGTTAAAAACACTACCGGGTCCACTGCTGGCTCCATCCGTAATATGGGTGCTACCATTGTTACGCAATCCAAAGCTATTCTGTATACAGATATTACTGCGGGTACGGTAGCTTTTACCATCCCTGCAGGCTCACAGATTTTGACCGCTGCGTTTAACACCACGGTTGCTTACGCAACTACAACACCTACTTACGCACTTCTTTCTAATGCTGTAGCAATCAATACAGCAGCAAACGGAAGCGTATTTACAAACACGGGTATCGTAAACTTATTGCTGGGTAACAACAGCGCTGCTGGTGCAGTGCTTTGTAACAACGTAGGTGCTACCGATGCTATCATCACGTTTACACAGGCCAACGTCACTGCTACATCTGGTGCAGGTGTACTGACTATGACGTATGTTGTCCGTGACACTGACGGTTCTGCTAACCCAACTAGCACTCAACAGTAATTAATCATGGGGCTTCGGCCCCATTAACAGGAGATTAATTATGATGCAAACTGATGTACAGTCCGTACACACTTCAGGTGCTCAGACCAATCAGGCTTTGGTATCGGGGCGAGTTCGACTTAAGTCTGTAATCGTTACAGGGGGCGCAACGGCTGGCATAGCTAAATTTTTAGCTTCCTCTGGTGGTACGATTTTGCTTGAGTTGGACACGGGGGCAAACTCCAACATGACCAATGTTATTCTCCCCGGAGAAGGTATTTTGTTTCCAAACGGTATCTGGTACACCTCCGGAGCAACCACACCTATTGGCATTACGGTGGTCTACGGATAAAAGTCATGACTGAACACCATGACACCTTTAAAACAATACTCGACGGACTCTCAATCCTGACGGTACTTGGCACACTCAACGAAATGCTCCCATCTATTGCTTCACTGTTCACTATTGTTTGGTTGGGGTTTCGGATTTGGGAGACAGATACAGTGCGTGGTTGGACAGGTCGCAGAGGAGTAATCCATGCCGTCAACGAGTAAAAAGCAACATAACTTCATGGCAGCGATTGCACACAGTCCTGCTTTTGCCAAGAAGGTAGGCATCCCACAATCCGTGGGGCAGGACTTTAACAAGGCTGACAAAGGCCGCAAATTCAAAGAAGGTGGTGATACTATGGCTACGAAAATGAACCCCGGTTTTATGGCAATGATGGCAAAGAAAAAAGGCAAAATGGCTGACGGCGGTATGCACATGATGCCAGATGGCAAAATGATGAAAAACTCCGCTATGAACAAAGGCGGCGGCGTTAAAAAAATGGCTATGGGCGGGATGTCCTCACCGGGGATGATGGACCCCGGTAGTCGTTTTGGTAACGGTCAAACCCCTCAAATGCCTCCTCAAGCATCTCCCCCAATGGGAGGTGCTGGATTATATGCACCAATGGGCACAGGAACTCAAGCTCAAGCTCAAGCTCAACCAGCAGCTATGAAGCGCGGTGGGACTGTTAAGAAAATGGCTACGGGTGGTATGACAAACATGAAAATGGCTGAAGGCGGGATGACATTTAAGAAAATGGCTATGGGTGGTACGGCAGTTAAAAAAATGGCTACGGGTGGTATGCCAGCCGCTTTAGCTAAACACGCTGCTAAACCTGCATCAACAGCCCACGCGGGACTCAAGGCGGGTGGTATGGCTAAAGGTGGCTCGTTCCGTGCTTCGGCTGATGGTATTGCACAGCGCGGCAAGACCCGTGCACAGCAGTTCAAAAGTGGAGGAAAATGCTAATGGCTACCAATCGTATCGTTTCCAAAAAAGAGTTAGAGGCGTTCAGGGATAAATATGGCGCAGATAAAGAACTGCGCGACCTCCTGAACAAAGAGCGTGGGCTTGTTCGCCGCAAAGAGGCTAACCCGACACTGGGCGAAGCTAAGGATAAAGGGGCGCAAGAAGCTGCGGATGCTATCGACCCCGGTAGCAACATGATGTTCAAGGACGTTGCACGCAACCAGTACCGTGAAAGCGGTAAGGAAATGGTTGACAAGCAAGATGCTGAATCAGCAAGGGGTCGTTCTATGTCTGCATACGTACCCCGGCGCGACCCCAATGCAGCCGCCCGTGCAATGCTTAGCAGAGGCGAAGGTGACGAAGCAGGTAGTGCAATGAAGCGCGGCGGTGCCGTTAAGAAAATGGCCAAAGGCGGTGCTGTACGTTCAGCTTCTCAACGTGCCGATGGTTGTGCACAACGCGGTAAAACTAGGGCTTAAATATGAAAGCAAGTCGCGGCATGGGGGACATCAATCCTGACAAGATGCCGAAGAGTAAACGGCTGGCTAAAGGTGGGGGAGTGAATGCTGCAGGTAATTACACCAAACCAAGCCTTCGCAAGAAGACTGTGTCCCAAGTAAAAGCAGCAGCTACCCAAGGCACGGGCGCAGGGCAATGGAGCGCGAGGAAAGCGCAGTTGGTTGCGAAGAAATATAAAGCTTCTGGTGGAGGGTACAGAGATTGAAAGCCCCTCAGAAATCCCTGAAAGATTGGGGCGACCAGAAGTGGCGTACCAAGTCAGGGAAGCCTTCGTCTAAGACGGGGGAAAGGTATCTTCCAGAGGCAGCAATCAAGTCTTTGTCTTCTGCAGAATATGCGGCTACGACTAAAGCAAAACGTGTTGGTAAAGCGGCGGGGAAACAATTTGTAGCCCAGCCAAAAGCAATTGCAAAGAAAACAGCGGGGTACAGGTAATGGCTAAGTCACCAGCATGGCAACGCAAAGAAGGTAAAAACCCTGAAGGCGGTTTAAACGCCAAGGGACGTGCGTCCTACAATAAAGCAAACCCCGGCAAGCCCGGCCTGAAGGCTCCGCAACCCGAAGGTGGCTCCCGTAAAGACTCCTTCTGTGCCCGAATGACGGGAATGAAGAAAAAGCTGACTTCTGAGAAGACAGCAAAAGACCCAAATTCACGGATCAACAAAAGCCTCAAGGCATGGAAGTGCTAAATGGCAGTCTCAGGAACCACAACTTTTAATCTGGACCTCACCGAGTTGGTAGAGGAAGCTTTCGAGCGTGCAGGTTCTGAGATGCGTTCGGGCTATGACCTGAAGACAGCACGCAGGTCATTGAACCTGCTGTTTGCAGATTGGGCCAATCGCGGCGTGAACATGTGGACGTTTGAGCAAGGGTCGATCACGTTGATCCCCGGACAAGCTACGTATGATCTACCGTCAGACACCGTTGACTTGCTTGAGCACGTGATCCGCACGGGGGCAGGGAGCGCGTCTACGCAGGCTGACCTTACCATCACACGTATCAGCGTCTCCACGTACGCTACGATCCCTAACAAGCTGCAACAAGCACGTCCTATTCAGGTTTGGGTTGAGCGCAGGCAAGAGACACCCCGAGTAACGGTGTGGCCTATCCCAGACAACACCCAGACGTACACGTTCGTTTACTGGCGCATGCGCCGTATTGATGATGCAGGTACAGGCGTAAACACAATGGATGTGCCCTTCCGGTTCATCCCGTGCATGGTGGCAGGCTTGGCATACTACTTGGCACTTAAAGTGCCAAACGGGGTGCAAAGGCTTGATACGCTTAAAGCGCAGTACGATGAGGCTTGGCAGTTGGCAAGCGACGAAGACCGTGAAAAGGCGGCTATTCGTCTGGTGCCACGGCAGATGTTCATCAACTAAGTCATGGGAAATAGGTTCGCATCAGGCAAGAACTCTATCGCCATGTGCGATAGGTGTGGCCAGCGTTACAAACTGACAGAACTGAAAAAGGAAGTCAAGAAGCAGCGCGTGTTTGATTTATTGGTGTGCCCTACGTGTTGGGACCCCGATCACCCGCAGCTTATGCTTGGCACCTTTCCAGTTGATGATCCGCAGGCAGTGCGTAACCCCCGTACTGACACGACATATGTTACATCTGGGCCTATGACGGACGGATACAATAGCGGCGGGTCTAGGGACATCCAGTGGGGCTGGAACCCGGTAGGCGGGGCTAGTCAGTTCGATGTTGCGTTGACACCCAACTACTTGGTTTCAATGGCAGAACTTGGTACAGTTACAGTTAATCTTTAAGGAGCTAATCATGGCGTATCCACAATCAGCAGACGGAATTGCTAAAAAGGGTAGAACCGATGCAGCCGTTCGTGCTAATAGCGGCCCCGCAGTTGCAACTACCACGGGCGGCAAAGGCAGCAAGGGCGGCAAGACTAATGAAGAAATGATGAAGTTGGGCCGTAATATGGCTAAACTAGCCAATCAGAAACGAGGCTAATCATGGCAACACAAAGTATGAAACGAATGGGCAAAGAAATTGGCCCAGCAAGTCTTTACGCAAAGCCACACACCATGTCTGGTAAGACGGTAGCGGTGGCTGAAAACCCCGGTAAAGCACCTAACCGTAGTCGGGCAGACACGGTTGATATGAGTATTGGCAACATCAGTAAATCAGCAGGTAATGAGCCAACTAAGACTTCTGGTATCAAGATGCGCGGTACGGGCGCAGCGACTAAAGGTCTGATGTCACGGGGTCCAATGGCATGAACTACGCTGCTCTAGTCACGGCAATCTCCACTTACACGGAGAACACCTTTCCGACAACCGCGATGAACACGTTCATCACGCAGGCAGAGCAGCGCATTTTCAATACTGTTCAGTTCCCATCGTTGCGTAAAAATGTTACAGGCACTACGTCTGCAACTAACAAGTATCTGGCGTGTCCGGGAGACTTCCTTGCGGCCCACTCAATTGCTGCAATTGACCCGGTGACGGGTAATTACACGTACTTGTTGAACAAGGATGTGAACTTTATCCGCGAAGCGTACCCAAACCCCACAGCCACCGGAGCGCCTAAGTACTACGCACTGTTTGGTCCACAGTCTATTAATGAGCAGGAGTTGGTGTTTATTTTAGGCCCAACACCAAACGCTGTTTATAGCGTTGAGCTTCACTATTTTTACTACCCAGAGTCTATTACTACTACTGCGGGTGGTAACACGTGGCTAGGGGACAATCTGGATTCAGTTCTCCTTTACGGGTCTTTAGTCGAAGCATACACGTACATGAAGGGCGAAGCGGACATGATGACGTTGTACGATACCAAGTACAAAGATGCACTGGCAATTGCTAAACGTCTGGGTGATGGTCTGGAACGTACTGACAGCTACCGTACGGGCCAAGTACGTGTAAGGGTTGAGTAACATGTTTGTCCAAACACTAACCACCTCGTTCAAGCAACAGCTTCTGCTGGCGGTACATGACTTTTCCGTTGATACCTTCAAGATTGCCTTGTACACGTCCAATGCAAACCTGAATGCAGATACGACGATTTATACGGTCACAGGCGAAGTATCTGGTACAGGTTACACCGCGACAGGGAATACGCTTACTGGGACCACCGTAACCGTCTCAGGGACTACAGCCTATGTCAACTTTGCCAACGCCGTGTGGAACCCAGCTTCGTTCATTGCCCGTGGGGCTTTGATCTATAACGCCAGCAAAAGCAATAAAGCGGTTGCGGTTTTAGATTTTGGCGCGGACAAAACTGCTACGACTACATTCACCGTGCAGATGCCTGCCAATGCGGCCACTACTGCACTAATCCGCTTACCGTAAGGTCATTATGAACAACGAACTAACAACGCATGCGGCAGGTCGGTTTACCCTGACCTGTACGGACAGCAAGGGCAATTTCAAATGGTCAGCGGAAGAACGCAACCTCGTCGTGAATACGGGCCTGCAATCACTGTGTAACACCGGACTAGGTGGACAGACGGTCGCTACGTGGTACGTGGGCTTATACGGTTCTGGAGCCTCAAACACACCCGCTGCGACCGATACACTGGCATTGCATCCCGGATGGACAGAGATTACCCCCTACATAGGCACACGGAGAACGGCTGTGTTTGGTTCGGCAACTGCCGCCAATCCTTCTGTAATATCTAACATTGCATTCCCAGCAGCGTTTAACATCAATGCGACTGCCACGGTTGGTGGAGCCTTTTTGTGCAGTGTGGCATCAGGCACAGCAGGGACACTGTTTTCAGCAGCAGATTTCTCAGCCCCCGGCAATAGGGTAGTGGTTTCCGGGGATATTTTGAATGTCGTCTACACTATGAATCAGGCTGGGTAACCCACAGCTTCGCGGTACTTTTTCACCCGCCTAGCGGGTGTTTATTTTTGGGGACAGTATGATAATTGCTTTAGAATTTCCAACCCCTCACGGTGTCTACCGGGACGCAATACACCTGCCTGACAACCATACGTTTACAGAGTCTGAGATTCAACTGATGAAAGAAAAACGTATTGATGATTGGCTTGCGGCGGTCACCGCTGTTCCTGAAGAGACTGCAATCTCTGAGGAGGAATAAACATGGCAGATCGTTATTGGGTTGGCGGGGCAGGCACATGGAACACCACAGATACAACACACTGGTCTGCTAGTTCTGGCGGCGGTGCGGGTGCGAGTGCGCCTACATCTGCTGACAATGTGTTCTTTGACACGCTTTCAAATGCCACAGCTTATGCTGTCACTATTGGTTTGACTGCGGTTGCAGCTAACGCCGCAGACATCAGCATTGCAGGCCCATTGGTAGGCAACGTCACAATTACAAGCGCAGCAACGTCAGTAATTAACTGCTACGGTAGCTGGCTCAATGCGGCAACAGGTGTGGCGTTTACCTCTACAGCTGGATCAATTGTTAATTTCTTGGCTACTACCACAGGAAAAACAATAACGAATAATGGTGTTTCGTTAGGTAACTTAAATTTACGTTTTGATTCGGCAACGGGTGGATGGGAACTCGGAAGTGCCTTGACCCTAACAACCACTATCTCTGTCTTACAAGGTAGTTTTAGCACCAGTACATCGAGTTGGGGGTTAACTTGCGGGTCAATTGCTACAACAGGTACTGTAGTACGCTCAATCAGCCTCAATTCGTCTTTAGTTTCAATTACGGGTACTAGCCAAATTAATTTTGGCGCAACCACAAACTTGACGTTCAACGCTGGCACTTCAAGTATTGTTTGCTCTACTACTACGTCTTCTTTTACTGGTGGTGGGCAGACCTTTTACAACGTATCGTATACCGCACTTGGTCAGATTTCTGCTTCAATTACAGGTGCAAACACATTCAATAACCTGACGTTTCCAGTTAAAACGGCTGTTTCAGTTGCGAACATAACCATTGCTGCCAATCAAATTGTAACTGGCACACTCACTATGGCAGGGAGTACTTATGCCGCCCGGTTTCAACTAGTCTCGGCTACTATTGGCACCCCCTTTACTTTTACCGCTGGCGCTGTAAGCCTTGCGTATGTTGATTTCAGGGATATTGTTGGCGCAGGTACAGCTACATGGACGGGAACAAGTATTGGCGACTGTTTAGGTAATACGAATATTACCTTTGATGCCCCTAAAACAGTATACCGAAATCTTGCAGGGGCGCAGCTTTGGGCAGCTAATGGATGGGCAGCGAGTTCTGGGGGCGCACCAGCAGTGGCTAGTTACCCACTACCGCAGGATACAGCGGTATTTGATGACGTAGGTGCTGCGGGTACGATTAGTTCGTGGGCAGCTAACACAGGGTCGGTAGACATGTCTGCACGCACTCTGTCTTCGCCATTCACTGCCGTCAACACGCTCAGTGTCTATGGGAACTGGATTAACGGCACGGGAACCGTCCTGTCTGGCGCGGGAACAATTAATTTTTTGGGTCGGTCATTACAGACCATAACACCAGCGGGGATTACATTTGGCAGCGGGATTACGGTTACTGCCTTTGGTGGCACAGTTAGGATTGAGGCTGCGTTAACTGCTACTAGTACGCTTGTGTTAACAAATGGAACGCTTGACCTCAACGACTTCACGTTTACGACTACAACCTTAGTCTCAACAAATTCAAATACGCGATCCATTGCTTTTGGCACTGGTGATATTACCGTGACAGCAAACGGAACAACTGTTGTATCTATGTCAATTGTAGCTGGCTTTAGCTACACGGGTACGCCTACCATTAATGCGACCTACTCAGGTTCAACTGGTACGAGAACATACACATTTGGAACTTCAGGGGTGCAAACTGAGTCTCAAGCCATATCACTAAATGTAACGGCAGGGGGCGATGCCTTTACATTCACAAATGGAACTCGCATCAACAGCATCGACTTTACCGGGGCTTATACGGGACTTGCCACTTTTGGCACAGGGACATATCAATGTTACGGAGACTTTACTTTAAACAGTCTAATGACAATCACTGCGGGTGCTATTGGCATATCATTTAGCTCTACGTCTGTTACCCCACGCACAATTACCTCCGCAGGACAAACACTGAACTTCGGGATACTTTTCAATGGTATAGGTGGAACTTGGCAGCTTCAAGATACCATGACCGTGGGCACCGCCTCTCTCACTACCCTTACCTCTGGGACGATTGACTTAAATAACCAAACACTAAGCACAGGGCTATTTACGAGCACTGGAGCACTTACACGCACAATTGCGTTTGGTACGGGTAACATGACTTGCACGGGAGTAGGGCAAGTTTTTGCAGCCACTATCACATTAGGTATTACAGGGACTCCCTTAGTAAATGTAACCAGTGCAGGTTCTACCCTTATTACAGTAATTCCGGGGCCACTCCTAGAAGCAAACGCTATCAGCTTTAACTTTACAGGTGGTACATACCCCCTGAACTTTTTAGGCTCATCTGGGAACGCAGCAAGAAGTGTAAACTTCACGGGCTTTGCTGGAACGTGGCTTGATATTGCAGGGACAACTATTTACGGTGACCTAACGCTATCAAGCGGTATGGTGATTGACCCAAGCACCAGTACACTTACGTTTGCTTCTACCTCACCCACACCCCGCACGATTGAGTCCAGCGGCAATACGATGGACTTTCCGATAGCCTTCAACGGGGTCGGTGGGACTTGGCAACTTGTTGACCCTATGACGCTAAATGCTACCCGAACCATGACGCTGACAAATGGCACCTTGGATGCCAGTCTGGCGGGGTTTACTACGGGTGTGTTTTCCTCATCAAACAGTAATATTCGTAGCCTGATTGTTGGGTCTTATTCCTATACGATACTGGGTACGGGCACTTCTTGGAACGTAACCGACACCACTAACTTCACGCTAGTCGGGGGATCGTCCGCAAGTATCCTGATGGATTCCGCTGGCTCCAATACGTTTTCCGGGGGGTTAATTTCCGATGGAAGTGCATGGCCCACAGTACAGCAAAATAACACGGGGACGCTGACTATTGCTGGCGGCGGGACATTCTATGCAATTCAAGCCTTCATCGCCCCTAGCACCATCCTGTTTACGGGTGGGGCCAGCTACAGTGCTTTGTTTTACCAACTGGAAGGTTCTGCTGGCAATCTAATCACTATTGGATCAACGTCCACTACCCCCACAACGCTTAGCAAACCCACGGCGTGGCTGATGGGCGTTAACAGTGTCGATGCGGGAAACAACACAGGGTTAACGTTCGGCGTTGGTGACGGGAATATTGACTACGTAAGTGCCAGCTACATTGATGGGCACATCAACACCACGTTTGATGCAGATTGCGCTGAGACAGCGACGAGTACGGACATACTTACACCTAACGGCATCTATAAGGTTGTACTCGCAGCGGCATCTGCAACGGCTACAGATAGCACCACGCGAAGCACCCTCTGGAACATAATTGACGACACCCAGATACCCGGCTGGACACCAATATCTACTTAAGGATTTAACATGACCGCATATACGACTAGTTTACGCTTAACACTGCCCGTTCAAGGCACCGAGGATGGCACATGGGGTGATCTGGTTAACACAGGTATTACGACCCTTACAGACGCAGCCATTGCTGGTACTTCTACGGTAGCCCAAGGCAATGTGGCTAATTACACCCTGACTAATAACAGCGGGAGTACTGACCAAGCACGTAGTATGTTCTTGAACATCACAGGAGCGTTAACTGCCAACCGAAATGTGGTGTGCCCTGCGGTGTCCAAACTCTACTTTATCAAAAACAGCACAACGGGCGGTTTTGCAATCACGCTTAAGACATCTGCAGGTACGGGAATTTCAATCCCTAATGGCGAAATTATGGCGCTGTACTGTAATGGTACAAATGTGATCAATGCCATCACTCGCATAGATGCACTTACCGCAACCAGCCTGCATGTCTCCGGTGGTGGGGGGTTTGACACAAATGAGGCAATTGGAGCAGGAGCGTTGACTTCAAACGTGTCAGGCGAGAACAATGTGGCCGTGGGAGATACCGCACTAAACGCCAACATTGACGGAAATGACAACACCGCAATTGGAGCAATGGCGCTGTCTTTAAATGTAGATGGTACTGCAAATACTGCAGTGGGACAAGGAGCACTGGAGGCAGTGGTTTCTGGGACATACAACACGGCCCTAGGCGCATACGCGCTAAACTTAGCTACAGGCGCATATAACACAGCCGTGGGTGCTGCAGCACTACTGAATGCCACTGCTTGCACTGGTAATGTAGCCTGTGGTACTCAGGCGCTCCAGCTTACAACTACGGGGTCATATAACGTGGCTGTGGGGTATCTTGCAATGCAGGAGAACCTTACAGGTGGGTACAATGTCGCTGTTGGCGATCATGCCCTCTTTGCCAACACTTCAGGAGAATTTAATAGTGCGCTCGGGTATTATGCGCTGTCTGCTAACACGATAGGGACAAACAACATTGCAGTTGGTTACCTAGTAATGGGGAACAGTATTGGGGGGGTATTTAACACCGCCATTGGTGATTCGGCTATGCTCCAGAATACCTATGGAAACTACAACGTAGCCGTTGGAAACGCGGCTCTAAGTGGTGTTACAACGGGTTCTGGGAATATGGGTTTGGGTGGAACAAATGCGGTAGGGGCATTCAACC